CTAGTGCCCAGGCGAGGTCTTGAAGATGCGTTGCAAACCCAGACAATTCGTGCGCCCAGGCAGTTTTTACATCAACCAGGGGAACATCTGCCCACATTTTTGACCATGATGCGCCATAGGTTGCCCCAAGGCGTTCAAACAGTCTGTCAATGACTTTGGTAGATAGGCTCATTTCAACTCCAAGAATGTTGCTTCAGAAATTGTGTTTTCTTCAGGCCACTTTCTGCCTGTCATTTCTTCCCAACGCTTTTGTCTGAGTTCTTGGTCACGCTCCAGAAACGACTTTGTTTGTTTTCCAGCAACCTGTTCAGTTTTTGGTGAAACCCACTCAGCCTTGAAACCTTGCCAATTTCTTACAACAATTTCCTTGAGAGCATCTTCCAGGGTGAACCCAGCTTTATCAGCTTCAGCCTGTATGCCATCAATAACCAACTGGGTTACTTGGGCTTTCTTTGCTTTTCTGTGATTGACAAACTCCTGCCAAACAGATTGTGAAACGCCGCTAGGCGTGAGATCGGTTTTAGTTTTAGTTTCTGTCTTAGTTTCTGTTTCAGTTACGGTTACGGTTAAAGGTACATCTGTATGCAAATGCTTTGCACTTGTATGCAACTGTATGCAAGCGTCATTCATGCCTGGATACTTGCTCTCTTTTGCCCTGGGAATGTTGTCCCACTTGCACATTTGCAATGTGCTTTTGGAATCAGTTTGATAAACAATTATCAGTCCAGAGTCTTTGAGTTCAACCAACAAGTCCTTGCACTTGTTTATCGTGATTGATTCTTTTACTGGATAGCAGTTCGCCTTAATCATGGCGGGTCTTGCGTCAAAACGACCAAAGTCATCGACTGTTACTAACAGCCTGTAAAACAATGTCTCTGCAAGTGGGGATAATTTGTCGATAGATTCGCTGTCACGAATCCCAGGCTTTAGATACCTAGTAGGCATGGTTTTTCCTTCGCTGTCCTCCACTGAAAGGAAACGATCGGCAGGCGGGGAGGCTCGCTTTTCGATGGAGTAGCTACTCCCCATCTAGCCGGGTTTCCAAACATTATATCAGACTTTGTAAATCTGACTGTCGCCAAAGCGACTTGGATACTTCAGAAAGTCATAGCAACCTCTGCGAAACACATTCCTACGCAGTTCCTTGCCATCATAGGGTTCCCTGACAGACCCATTCTCAATTCTCATGGCTGCACCAGAAATTACCCTGTTCATCTCCATACGCCCATATTCTGTCAGATGCCATTTCTCTTGATGGTTGATGACATACCCAAACCTCTCCAACTCAGGCAAATACCGTTGATAGTGAAAGCTGACAGAGTTGTTGTCGGTTGCCGCATGGGTGAGGTCAATCATTGTCCTGGGGCCACTAGACAACCGCTTCAAAAGGCTCCGATGGGTGAGGTTTAATCGCATTTGCTTGTCTCCAAAAACGCCAGTATGATGGTATTTATAGTTTTATGCACTAGGGAAAACACCTATTCCCTGCATCTTTTTTCTGTGCGAAAGTCCTATCACTGCTATTTGGCAGTGGTCAACAGGAGTTACAAATGCCAACCGATGACGAAAGATTTAAATACGAGTGCTGGGCGGTAGTCCAGGAGTTAGACCCAGATGATATTGCCGATGCAATCCAAGACAGCGTTGCCCTGGTAGAAGCCATCAAAGCCAACCATGCAGAAGATGTTGCATCAATCGTGATGAACAGAGTAGAACTCAAGGTGCGCCGCAGGGCTGAACTGAGAGTGTTTGATGTTGTCAAGACCCCTTGGATTGATGACATTGAAGAACTGCAAGCCTACAGAAATCTACGCATTGAACGAGTCCAAAAAGCCCTTGATGAACGCAAGATCACAGCGGCTAAAATGGATGGCCCTTTCAAAGAAATGTTTGACGAGTGAGGACAGCATGAAAATGAAATCACGCTTGCAAGACATTATCAAGGAATACACCGATGAGTTATCACATGAGTCCGATTGTTCTGCTGAAGACGGCATTCAAGGCGATAGCATCCTATTTCGAGATTTGGACACCACTTCCCAACTCAGATACATTGCAGAAAAAGAGAAAGAAAATTCCAGCAAGGATGACCTACCCTTCAGTCTCAATCACAGACCCTAGATTTGTATATACAAATCACGCAAACACTGACATATCTCAAACATTTGAAAAGGCAAAACATGAGCGACTTCAACGATTACAGCACGATGCTAATCTCAATCGAACAAAAGACCAGGGCACTGGAGAGCAAGTGTCTAAACAAAAACTACGGAGGGTTCACGGGTGACATCACTTCAATCCAGCATGAACTCACTATGCTGACAATGTGGATCACACAAGCCCAATGTGAACAAATTAGGGAAAACACCTATAGAATTCTCAATAAAGTCTGACACAATTAAATCTCACTTAACAGGAGTTACGAATGAATGTATATCAAAAACTGAACGAGGCGCGTGATGAATTTCACCAAGCCAAACTCAAGAAATCAGGTCACAACAAGTTTGCAAATTACTACTATTTTGAACTTGGTGACTTTGTAATTCCAGCACTAGAAATCTTCAAGCAAATTGGTTTGACTTCCATCATCAGCTTTGGCAAAGAAGAAGCCAGCATGACGATTGTGAACAACGACAAGCCAGAAGAAAAGATCGTTCTCACAAGCCCAATGTCTTCAGCAGCCTTAAAGGGTTGCCATGAAGTGCAGAACCTGGGTGCAGTCCAGACCTATCTGCGCCGCTATCTCTGGGTTGCTGCCCTTGAGATTGTTGAGCATGATGCCTTGGATGGCACTGTTGGCTCAGACAAGAAGACCATCAAGCCCACTGATGGCGTGATTGTCTCCAAGGATAGGCAGAACATCATTGCAGATGTTGCGATTGCTATTGCCGACAGAATCAACGCAGATGACTTGATCGGGGCTTATGAAGAATACCTGGGAATCCATGACCAGGAGGAAAAGGTGGCGTTATGGGCATTGCTTCCAAGTAATGTGCGTAGTGCTTTGAAGAAACATGGCGAATCTTTGAAAGGCTAATATGGAAAAGAAAGACAACTCTGGCGTTTTGTTTAAGAACGACAAAAAGGAATCAGCTAACCAACCTGATTACAAAGGCAACATCACTGTTGATGGTCAAGAATATTGGCTCTCAGCATGGATCAAAGAGGGCAAGAGTGGCAAGTTCATGGGCTTGGCAGTCAATCCCAAAGATGCACAACCTCCAGCAGCTAATCCTAAAAAGATAGTTTATGAGGATGACGGAATTCCCTTTTGATAAACCTCACGGGGCTACGGCCCCTTTAATAGGAGTTGACATGACAAAATTAAGCAACATTTGGTTTGATGGCATGGTTGAAAAGTTCTTTGGAACTCCAGCGTTTAAACTGTCTCGCAAAGAAGACCCTGCCACTTCCCACATGGCAGCACAGGCAATCGACACCACTAAGATGGAGTCACTGGTCTATGAAACCATTGCGGCTTTTGGCCCAGATGGTTGTATCTCAGATGATGTACTTGCCAAACTACCATTTCTGCCCTATTCGAGCGTCACAGCCCGATACAAGGCACTGATTGACAAGGGCTTCATTGAGGTCATTGGAACCCGTAAAGGCGTTTCTGGCCGACTCCAAAGGGTTATGCGTAAGGTAGGGTAAATCCCTATTCCAATCTCTGTCAGACAAGGCAGAATTAGCGCATGAACCAACAACAAATCAATCGTTTAGAGGCTTTCTGGCAGGATATTGAGGCTCAAAAAGCAGTCAATCCATTCCCATTCTTGCCAGAAACTGCCATTAATATTCTTAAATCTGTGGCCCTGGATGCCCTCCTTGCCGCACAAGACATTGAACAAATAGGAGTGAATGATGCAAACAATTGAATTTGTGCCTTTTGAGTGGGTAGACGATGACTTCAATCCAGAGATTGACCGCATTGAGGTTGATTACCAATGGCATGAAGCAGATGATTCTGTTGGCTTAATTGCATACTGTGAGAAAACAGTCAAGTGGATGCGCTTTAACCTGGAAATCAAAGACATAACAGACGAGTTATCCTATGCTGATTTGGCATATCTGAAGCATGAAATCAAGCGCAATGACCAGGAGATTGCAGATGAGCGAACCTGAAGACGAGGCTTTTGATGAACTTAGTCGCAGACAAGGCGATTGGGGTCTGCAAGGGTCACGCAAACACCAAATAATCCGATACGCTGAAAACAATGCGCGAAATGAAGTGATTGAAGAAGTCGCCCAACACATTGAGAAATGCAGTTTGGCGTTTGGCAAAGACACGATTCAATCGTTTACAGCTTATGTGAGGAAGATGAAGAAATGACTGACAAAGAAGCCATGAAGCTGGCGCTTTTTGCGTTGGAACAAATGAAAGCAAAAGCTAATTTTGAATGTTGGAATCTTGATATTTGTGATGAAGCAATCACCGCACTCAAAGAACGATTGGTACAGACAGAGCCTTTACAAGACAAGTATCAATGGCTTGTTGATAACGCCGCAAGCTGGAATTGGGTTCCGTCGCGTTTTAATGCTGTGAAAGTTTCTGGTTTTGCACATAAAGGAACTGGATACCTTGGATATTCATTTGACGAGGCCGTTTGTTTGGCTATTGGCGAAACAACTCCACCAAAGGAAAACACATGAAACACGAAGCATTGATTAGACGATTGGAAGTTAGTTGTCTTGGGCTTGATGCTGTTGACCCATTGCGTTTGCTTGTAAACGATGTGGTTGCGGCATTGAGGCAGACAGAGCAAGAGCCTGTGGCGTGGATGTGGGATGTTAATAATGGTGGCGGGTATACCTCAAAAGGCATTGGTTTCATGCAAACAAACATTCCTTTTGCCAAACACACATCCCTCTTCACCACCCCACCACAGCGCACAGAGCAAGAGCCTGTGGCGGTCAAGCGCATGAAAGAGTGGGTTGAATTTCTCAAACGCCAATCTGACAATGGGCAACACATGAACATTCCATCAAGTTTTGGCGCAGGAACTTGTTGGGAGCTTGCTATTGAGTTGGAGCAATTTATAAACACCCACCCACCACAGCGCACAGAGCCTTTGATTGGTTGTGTAAACCACGACTGCGACAAGTGCAAGGAGAACACATGGGTAGGGTTGACGGATGAAGACCTTGATTACCTTTGTCACTTAGCCTATAGCGGAGATGAAGAATTTGCGTTAGCAGTGCAAGCCAAACTCAAGGAGAAGAACACATGAAATCAAGAGAAGTATTCCACGCCCTAATGTCCTCAAAGGGCTACACAGATGCTGATCTAGCCATGACTGGTGACAAGTACAACAACCCTGCTATGCAAACAAAATGGAACTACTTTATTGCAGGGTGGGAGATGAGGGGGGTTATGTGATTGAAAAAACAGAATATCTTATTGAGAGACTGAAGGTTTTTGAAGACACAGAAGAACTTGCAGAAGCACTTGAATTGTTCTATGAAGATGATGGAATATCAGAAGCT